TGCTGTGCATAATGGCGATGTTTTCTGCGACAGGGTCCATACGGTCAGCCTTGCTTGGATCAAACAACACGTCCTCATAGTTGGATACCCGCATGGCTTCATACATCTTCTTAAGCGCGCCGTGCATGTTATGGTATTTTGGATAGGCCTGCGCCATCTGCAGCATACCCTGCGCCTGTGCGATCCGCTGAGTAGAACTAAACGTTGATGGGTCGCTTACAGGTATTACATCAATGTTCTCATCAAAGTCGAGCCTACGGACATACTGGCTGGAACCTTTGACACTGAACGGGTACTTGTCACTAAGATAGATACCGTTCAGCTTGGCAATTAGTTTAAATTCTTTTCGCTGGCTATAGTGGCACCTTTTGTGGATAGCCGAGAATACCCGAGCATTCTCTTCAAGAAGCGCAACCGTTGTTCCAACCGGAGTGTTTTGATTGGCATCGGAAAGATTAGTTTCTGTTGAGTTGGCATAGCTTTTCGCAGTGTCCACAATATAGGTCAAGAGTTGGAACATTGTCTGGCTAGGTTCTTTGAACGGTAACGGCATGATAGCCTTGTTGATATCATCGACCGCTGCGTCCAGGTCAGTAAACTCGCCCGGTGCAATGTTAATTTCGCCGCCTCGCACCCTGCCTCGTAGCTTAAAGCCGCCCTGCATGTTGCTGTAGGCCGCTGCGTCTAGAAGGCTGCGTAGCGCCCCTGTAGCTGCTTTGCCGAGGCCCCCGATAACGTGGTAAAGACCGTAACCGTAAAAACCAAGTCCCGGTAGGAACTTATACCCAACAAACCAAACAAGCTTCTTATGCTTTGGATCGTCTTCGTCCCAGTTGCGCTTTACGCTGACAACCTTGTTTGTTCCTTCGTGTATTGTAACTACATAAGGCCATTTAGGCTCATTGGCCTCTTCGTCTACCTCATGCTCAATATCAAGGTATACGTGCATCTCCAGCAAGGTGATGTCTTCGTCGTTGGTTAGGAACTTGTCCACCCCGTCAAGATCACCCGCGATGTCTTCGTAGTCATCTCCGCCCATAAGGTCTGGAACGGCCTCGTAGAAGCCTTCCTGAACCAACTCGTCATACTGCTGACGGGGCATATTGATTACATGCGTGTACCGCGTAGCTGTGCCGAGGTTCGTGCAGGTATTGTTGACAACAAAGTGTTCGGCCTGTACAAACTGGCTTGTCACGCGGTCCTGTGTAGGATCAAAGAAAACCTTTTTGAAGGTGTGGCCAACCAGCGGAAGGTGGAACAGCATTTGGTCCAGTTCTGGGAAGTACTCCTCCATTTCTTCAGTAAGCTGGTAATTCATGTAAGTGCCAACGCGGGTTGCCTGATCATTCAGTGCATCTGTCGTTTCACCCAAGACAACCGTACCCACTGGTCCGGCCGGAGGGAACAACTCGCCGATAGCGCGCGCCTGAAACTGTGTAGCGGCTTCTGCCATAACAGGGTGAACAACCTGCGTCAGTTTGCGCTCGTTGCGGGTAGATGTCCCGCTTGCGTCTGACTCTTGTGGGCGAATGGACTCTAGGCCCTTCTTATACGTGGTCTCCCAGTCCTGACGTGACTCTTTGTCATCTTTATAGGATGAGGTGAGCTCCATAGCCACAATGGCAAGAACATCGTCGTCAAACTCTTCCACGATGTTGTCAAAGTGATCCAGTTCTGGGTCAAACTCTTCCTCGTCAGCTTCTTCCACATCCGGGTCCGGCATTGTGAAAAGCTCGGGATCATCGGTGTCCTGAACCAGTTCGTCAGGAAGGTGTTCGTCGTCTGTCATTGGCTCAGCCATAGATGGCCTCCGGTAGTTGTACTACGTTGGTTTGATTTGGTTCGTTTAGGGTACGGTCTGGAATTTCGGGTAGCTCGTCTTCGTCAGAATCAAGTGAACCGTACCACATAGTCCGTAAGCGAATGATAGCCTGTGTGACTGTGTCAACTACGTCGGCTCCGTCACCCGCTGGGAATACTGCGCACATTTCGATGATCTCTTCTGCCCATTTACGGTCAGGGTACCAGATGGCTCCTTGTTCGAACATTACACTCGCTACGTGGGCGCGCGCAATCTTTGATCTGTCAGGCGTGTACGTTATCACGGGGATATTGGCTTGGCGCATGTCTTGGATGAGCGATTGGCCAGAAGCCTTCTTCTCTATAATTACTGCATCGGGCTTGTCGTCGTGGTACTTCTCTTGCGCTATCCGACGAAGCTCTGGATAAGGGAGACGGTCACGGAAACGATTGAGTAACATAATGTGATGGCGACCCCCGCGAGTAAACACACCCCAAGTAGTACATGCTGAATAAGAGCTCGTCTTGGTATCTTCATATGCTGTATCCCATGATTGAAGTACGTAGACCATCGGCGGGAAGCTATCCTGCTCCCACTTCTGCCACCACTTCTTTCTGATGATGCCGCCGCCCTTTGGTGAGGGGCGCTGCTGAAGCTGTCCAGCTGCGGCGTAGTTGCCAAGCGTATATTTGAGGCTGTCTATCTCTTTACGACCAAAACGGTCAGGCCAAAGCAAGGCCCCCTCTTCTTTGCGAGGGTCCTCCAATGCGGACACTGTAAGTAGAGGCGCTGGTGTGTAAACGTGGGGGTGATTCTTTTCATACTCGGCGGGGACGCACAAATGGGTCCAACCGTCTTCTGGTAGGGCGTTCTTCAAAATATGCCCCGTTAGATCACTTTGGTGGACGCGCTGCATAATAATGATGAACGCGCCTGTCTTTGGATCGTTAAGTCGTGACTGGACCGCAGTATCCCACCAGTCGCAGGTATTTTGGCGAATAGCCTCAGACTCTGCCTCTTTTACGTTGTGGGGGTCATCAATTACGATAATGTCGCCGCCTTCACCAGTTAGCGCGCCGCCAACGGACGTTGAGATCCTGTGTCCATTAGATGAGTTCTCAAAGCGCTGCTTTTGGTTCTGGTCTGTAGATATAGTGAACTGTGGGTTCAGCCCTTGATAGAACTGCGAGTTCATCAGGCGTCGACACTTAACTGAGTCACGGATAGCCAAGCCTGACGCATATGACGCAAATAGGAACTGCAGGTGCGGTTTGTGCAGCCAAGCGAAGCATGGGAAGGCCACATCACAGGTAAGTGACTTCATATGACGTGGCGGGATGTTTATAATCAGTTTACGAAGGTCGCCGTTGATAACTGCCTCAAGGTGCTCGCAAATAGCTTGGATATGCCAGTTGTCCTTGAATACGCGACCCGGCTCCAGGGTTGTCCAGCTCTGACGGATGAACTCGTGCATACTGCGCTTCGCTAGTTCGGCATTCAGCTCCTCTGGGGAGATCTTGCTAAACAGGGCTTGGAGCTCTTCGTCAGTCATGTGTCTTCTTTGCTAACTCTGCCTCTCGAAGAATCTCATCAAAATACGAGAGTTCTGTTTCTGGTATATACTGTTCATACACTGTTCTTGGTTCAAAATTCATTTCTTTTAGGAATCTTTCTAGCTCGCCTTGATACTTTGGGTCGCTTGACTCTTTGGCTCTCTTTGTGAGAAACTCTAGATACTGTGTATATTCTTCCATGTTTCCGAAAGCAGATTCAGAGTCAACGTCGATTCGGTCATCTATTTCTCCACCTTTTGGAGAACGCAGTTTCAATAGTTCCCATGCTTCATCTTCGGCCTGTGGTCCTGGGTTCATCTTTTCAAGACGCTTCATTACTTCCGGAGCATACTCAGTTAAAACATCGAAGGCAGTTCCAGGAACCATCCCTGTCCTTCCTTCCAGCTGCGTTTGGGTTAGCGTGTCTAATACTTTTGAAGCGTTCGGAAACTCTTGTACAACGCTCCCAAGAAGTTTAGCCCCTCCGGACCCTGCTAGTCCCGCGAGTGCCGCGCCCTTACCCAAGGTCTTGAGTGTGTCTCGTTTCGCTGGATCAAAGCCTTCGCCGAGTTGCTTGTTCGCGAAATTCATTATCGCAGTAAGCGCTGTTTTCTTAGGACTTGCCACGGGATGGATCACCCTCTGTTAATGAAGTTTGGAAAGGTTAGCGGATTATTCGTTACGTGGCAAGTGTGTACTGGTACCCGTTCGCTGGACTGTAGCTGTATGATCCCCCGCCGCCGCTTGGTGCGGACGTCTGGCCAAAGGGGCCTGTCTGTGCTGTGGGGTTGGACGTTACGTTGTACCCGTTAGACAACCCACCTGTTGGCCCTGCCGTAAGCCCGTTGGAAGGCGCGGACGTAGGTGACGTAGATGCTGTTGTGGCGCTGGACGCGGTTGTGGAGGGTGCCCCGACTGCGTCAGATAAAGAACTAAGCGCAGACGAAACGTTCGACGCGTCGGATACTGCGGCGGCGGTATTTCCTGTCACACCAATATTTGAGTTTGTCGCGTTACTGATTGATTGCCCAATGAGTCCCCCCACGAAAGCAGCGCCCGGTGGTCCGAAAGCTGTTCCGAGAAGTCCGAGGGCTGCGGAAGGGACTGAGAAAGAGGCGTTGGTGTTTGTTAGGCCCGTGGGTGTGAACGACTGGTTCACCGTTAACCCCGGGATCATGGATGCGATGGCCTGTGCGGTTGTCTGCTCTGTCATGGAGGCCACACCCTCCGGACTGAGAGAGTACCCCACATTGTCCAGAGCGGCGGCGATATGCCCCTCTTGTGAACCTACGCCGTCGGCGCTAGTCCCATTTGAAGCGCCGCCGAAGCCGGTGCCAATACCTGAAAGGGAGTTGTCATCAGAGGTATCGTCATGACCGAGTGTGCCCGAGTTTGTGTCAACACCTCCGGAGTTTGCGCTTGGCCCTGTCGCGTCTGCTCCTGCTTCCGCGCCGGGGGAACCGGGGGAGGGGCCATCACCTGCACCTGCTCCGTCACCGTCACCGTCACCGTCGAGGCACATAAACTGGAGCTCGTCGGGGTCGATAGGATCGTGGAACAATCGGAGGCCGTCTGACCACATCGGTTTTCTAAAGTTCATGACTTCGGTCCTTGTCCAACGGCATGGTGCACCTTACTAGATCTACTTGATCGAGTAAACTGCGCTCTTTGTCCCGGGAAGCGGGCGCTGAGTGCCCCCATCATCTTGCGGACGTTCCCGCCGTCAGATATGACGTCTATTATCCAAGCGTGGGGGCCTGAGTTCCAATCGGAGGCTGTGAGCTTCCGTTCCCGTGAAGCGAAACCATCAGAGGCCTCCTGGGACAGCCACGCCCATGACAGATAGCCCACAGGTCGCTCTTCGTCCCTAAACACCATATACTGTTTCAATTCTATTGGTGGTATGATGAGCCGTTCCACATCAGAGCGACTCCACGTCTTGTGTCTGTCGGAAGTCTTCATTAAGTTCAGGACTGCGGCAAAATCACTCTTGCTTGCCATACTCACTAGCTCCAATTGAGCCTAGGACACTGAGCGGCAGGCCCTTTTTGATAGCTGCGCGCATCGCAGGTGTTATCTCTAGATAAGGGGACGTGGATGTACCTTCTTCGTACTGTTTCGTCCGTAAGTATTTTTCGTAGGCCATCTGATTATCGAAGTCGCCCGTGGCCTCAGCGCGTAGCTCCGGTGTAGTCATGTCCGTTCTCTGGTACCGGAAGGCCTCGTCAAAAGTGATGTCGGGGAGCGCGCCTTTGTCATCGTGGAGTATAGGTCCCCAGAGTTCGTCTTCTACGCGGAGGCTGGAAGGATGTGGGAATTGTCGCGGTTGGCCGCGAAGGTCCACATCGTCAGAGGTGATGATATCGAGTTCCTGGAGAGGGGACTTATTCCTCTTGCCAATCTTAGCCAGTTCGTTC